ATATTGTCAAAGAACTTACCATAAACTTACTTGAAAAAGCACTGAATGCTCTTTCAGTTAAATTCATAGTAAATCCCTGAGTTGGGGGTCTGCTGTAATTTTCTACCCCGCCGAATAATATATCCAGCACCGACTTTATTTCCACTACAAAAACAGGGAATTGTCTTACAATTCTTGGAGTTTTCGGGGTTTCTTTTTCAAAAATCCCCACTTCATCGTGAACTTTTATTTGTAGTGTCTTCATCTGTTTTGCCAAAAACACTCTTTGGTTTTATGTCATCGCTGACATTTATTTCGAGGTCTTTGGGCTTTTCTGATATTTCTTTGGGATTCCTCCTATCGGATAGATAATCCCTGAGTTGTCGATATGACCAACGCATATTGATGTATCTACTAAAAATGGATATTGTTTATTTTGGTATTCTCCCCAGCCGGCTTTCTTAAATATGCCGTCTCTCATTAAGCGGGTGCAAAAAGCTAAATCTGTTGTTCCTCTTACTGCCCCGTATGCCGTTCCTTCTCCCCACGATTTGTCCGGCAGTTCAAATACCCTTCTTGTTATTTGGTCGCCTATTCTGTATTCGGGGCTTTCTTTCCATAGGGTTTTTATTATATCCCCGTGGATTAAAGCACAGCCGAATGGTATTCCGTCTACCCATACTTTATCGCCTATTTTAAAGTCGTTAAAGTATCCTACGCCCCTGCCCCTATAAAGTATAGGTTCTGGGGGTTCTGATTTAGTGAAGTATAACCCCGATACTATCGGCACTTTCTTTTCCAGCATATACTCATTCATTTTAACAAAGGTTTCTGGGGGAATTATATTGTCCGACTCTATCATCAACAGCCACTCAAAATCTCCTTCTACCAGTTGTTTAGCTATTAGGTTTTCAGCGTCAGGCAATAAATACGATAATGGCACATAGTTATTCATCCATTGGATTAACTCTACGTGCGACCAATTACACGGTATTATCTGCCCGTATCTTGCCAAAACCCATTCCATTCTCACCAGCCCCGTAGAGGGTATGGCAATAAGAACCCTGTTGACGTGAGAACCCTTGTTTTTATCTAAGTGTTGTTTAACTTTGAGATAATCTGGTATTTTAGTCATAAGATTTGTCTGGTCTTCTTTTAATAAGTACCGCTTCTAAATTGCCGTTGCTGTGCCAAGTGTTATTTTGATTTTCCAAGGCTTAGGTTTATAAATCCTGTATAGCCCCGACGGGTCAAGCGGGTCAAAATACCGCCAAGTATTCTCACTACAGGGATTACAGTGCGTGGGGTCTTGCCAGTATCCTGGCGAACCAGCATAAGGCGTTCCTATAAGAAACTCGCCATCTGGCTTTAATATCCGCCACACTTCATCCATAAACTTCAGGAATACGCCACCGTGAGGGTTGATATGTTCCACCAAATGAGATGCCACCGCTAAGGAAGCACAATTATCTGGCAACGGATATGGAAACTTTTCCAAATCGTGAACTATATCAACCCCCTTTAGTGGTCTGACGTCAATTCCAATAAAGTTTGGTTGTTTATTTTCCCCGCAACCTAAATCTATTTTAACTCCGAGGTTATTTTTCGCTAATAACTTTCTAATACTAGAAGTTGTTTTAGCCATAAGTTATGCACTTGTAAATCGGATTTGATAAGTTGCGTTAACGTTTTGATTTGTGGCACAAGCACTGGAAGCATAAGTGTTCCCAGCGAAAACCGTTCCAGCAGAAGCAGTGTTGAATAAACCAATATTGCTGATGTTCTGAGTGTCTGTCACGAAGGAATCTGAAGAAGCAAATTGAGCTGTAAATTGAGCTGTCTTGCTATCTACAATAGAAGTAGAAACTGCAGCTCTTTTTTCAACCTCTCCCGCCAAACTTGTTCCATTTGAAGCTGGCTGACTTCCTGTTCCTAATGCCATATGAGTAACACTTTTACCATTATTAGTGTCACCAACCAACCAGTTGGCAAGGTATTGGTTAATACCTAAATTGGTTACTTGGTTTTCTTTCCAGCCCGAATCTCCGACTACTTTGCCGTTTTCTTCAAGTTGGACGCGGAAAAATCCTTGTAATTTTGTTTTGTCTTTTGTTTTCATGTTATTTTTTAATTAGTTCCTTAAATGTTTTCTCCCACAAGTCGCCTACAGTTTTCATACTGTATTGCGGGAAACATAATTTCTCCTGTTTTTCTAATAATTCTTTGCGTAATTTTTCATCTTTAATAAGTTTTTCTATCGCCCCATACCAATTATCATTGTCCGTGGTATATGGCACTACGCCTTTATAAGGATGTAAATCAGATGCTATTGCCGTTGTTCCTACTGCCGTGTATTCCAATAGTTTTAGAATACTTTTGCTTTCGTCAAATTTGTATCCTTTAATGGGTATAAGCCCGATGTCTATATCCGCTCTTTGTAATACCTTAGGATGCAATTCCGGGGGATAAAAAGGTATATGGTAAAAGTCCTTCAACCCAAGTAATTTCTTATAAAGGTTAAGTTTTGTTTCATTTTGTTTTTTATATATCTCTTCTATAAACCCTATACTCTCATAAAGAGATGATTCATACCCGTCTGCCTCTATTGGTCTTGCGGTAATTCCCTGCACCACGAATTTGAAGTCGTATTTTTCCTGCAGTTTTTTAATGGCGTCTGCCACTAATTCTAAATCTTCTATGTGGTTCGCCCCGCCAGACCAACCAACTATTAATCCTTTGTGGTTTGGTCTTTTGCCCCATTTGTCCAGGGGTAAAGCATTGGGGATTACTTTAACATTATCATGAAGCCTGCTTAATACTTTTTTAAGGGGTTCTGTTGTTGTGGTTACCATATCGGCTTCCTTTATTGTTTCGTCAATTTGCCTGCGGTATTTTTTTTCATAGCCGAGATATGCCCCATTGCTTTCGGGGATATTCCAGACATCGTCATCTAATTCATAAACCACTTTAATTCCCGCTGCCTTGCATCTCCACAATAATCCCATAAAAGGTTTATCATAGGTTCTGCCGAAAATAACTATATCTGCACCTTTTATCTCGTCCCACCTGTCAGTTTCCATTGAGGCATATTCTATTTCATGCCCCCTTTTTTTTAGTTCCATTAAAGGGTTGTGAGCCCTTATGTGGAAACAACCGTTTGTAACGTACGAATTGGTATCTATTATTGCGATTATTTTCATAAATTATTTATAGTTTTCTACTTCTCTTTTAATTTTAGCTGGCTCATAATCCTGATGCCTATGAGCATAAAAATACTTAATAGCCACTCTCATTCTTTCTAATTCTCTTTCCATTTCACGCTTCTTGGTGATATTGGATTTAGAGAAATACCAGTCCTTTGTCGCCCCGTTAGACAGGTATCTATGGAACTCCCTGTCTATTTTGGGTTCGTCTGTTCCAGTGCTTAATACTGTTACGCTTTTAGAAAGTTGTACTATCAGCCCCGCCGTCTTGTCATAAGTCGGTGTCGGGGTTAAAACAATAGACCTTCCAACCACTTTATATCCCATTGGGACTCCTGTTTGTTCTCTTGGTGGCATTTCCTTATCGCTTAAAGGTTTAAGCGGTTGCTCTGTATCGCCATTATCCAGTATCGTTACCCTGAATATTTGCCTTGCCGTTGTGGGAAGCTGGTAATCAGCTTGGTTTGCCACTAAATTAGTGTAGGCGACTGGCAAATAGTCGACCCCTTCGTCAAAATTCCAGCTATTATCTGCGCTCCAAATAAGCGAAACCACCTCGTCATAATAGCGGTTTATATTGTTGGTTATTGATGCTGATGGATATTGTGCCGCCACAGTGTTTGACAAAAACAGTGTGTCAACAATTAGGTTAGTGAGGTTCATTTTTGTTTTTATATTAATTAATTTTCTCGTGGCTGCCCCCGTCACAAGCGGGGACAAGCCGAGAAAACTAAGTCTTTAATATTCCAATAAGGAATCTCTCCTTATTCTTTGTAAAGACTTTAGTTCCATAAACGAGAGATGAAACAATGATTGACCCAAGTCTTGTCGGGTAATCTTTAATTTGCATCTTGGGAGGCATCTGAACCACCAGTCCTACTCTTTTGGATTTACCAAAGTAGCAGTATCTTGCACCTGTAAGGTCAAGATGAGCAGTGGTGTGAAGGTTGTTGGAAATATAAATCTTGAAACCAAGAAAGTTTCCAGCATAACCGTTTCTCAATGTGGCGTCTGCTACATTGAAACCTTTTTCAGCACCAATCTGTTCAATTATCTGTGCGACAGATGGGTCTATAACCGCAACCCAATCACCTGCTTCGGTAACATTCTTTGCCCGAAGCTCTTTTCTCGCTCTTGCGAAAAGTTCGATTGGGCTCACTGCTGCTGTAGTTGTGTCTTTTGCGTGAACCTTAATGTGTCCCCTGTTAAGGGATGCAGCATAACTAGTACAAGTACTAATCGTTCCATGTTCGGTATCTGTAGCCGACGCGGCAGCAAGATATAATCCAGCTGCTGTTGCCGCTGTCTGGAATACTTTTGTGTCAATGTTGTCTTTCAGCTGATAAGCCTGACTTTCAATCATGTCTAGCCCATAAGCATATTTTGACTGTAAAAGATTAACATCATCAACATAAGTCGGAGAGACCTTAAATTGGTCAACAATTAAAGTGTCTTCCTTTCCAGATACACCTTGTGCGGAGAATGACTTTCCTGGACTATAGTCCTGAACTGTAGCTTCCTCCAAGTAGGGTTGAGTAACCCTGTCTCCGTATTTCAATAGCGGTTCAAATTGAGTGTCCGCAATTGCCACGGATACAAGACTCTTCCTTAATGGAACTTGCATTACATTCGCCCAAAGTTTCGGGAATAGTGTTCCTGATACCTTTATTACTGTATCTGCCCAAGCCATTTTATTTTGTCCCTACCTACTCCTGCGTTTTCATCCAGTCGTAAAACTTGGATAATTTATCTACATTAGAACTTT